GGTACACGCCTTTCGGAGCAATCACTAAGGCTCCATTAATCTTTCCTTTGTCATAAAGCATTGCAATATTATCAATGAGAACTTTAGATTTACCGGTTCCCATTTCCATGAATAATGCAAAGGCTTCTTTATTCCACGACGCACCCAATGCTTTTAATTGATGCTCGTATGGCATTGTTTTAAATTTGTAATCCATCAGTAATCCTTTTTAAAATTCTACTAGCTAATTTATATTTTTTAATTTATAGTTCAACCAGAAATTATGGCAGTATACGTAGTACAAGAAGCTTTAGGCAAAAACATTTTATCCGCGGAAAAGTACGGGGAGCTTGTATTGTTATTAGAATATAACAGGCAAATCGTATTATCTTCTGCCCCGACAGTAAGAATTTTAAAAGAAAAGTTAAAAAACTTTAATGATGATGATTACCTACTTTTAATGGGTGATCCTGTGGCAATGGGTCTCGCATGTGCTATTGCATCTGATGTTAATCGTGGTAAAGTTAAATGCTTAAAGTGGGATAAACGAGAATCTCGTTACTATCCTGTAGAATTCGATATTCATGAGAAAGGATTAAAGCATGATGAATTTTGAAGACGATGCTAAAATCAATATTAGCAACAACAATCTGGACGAAGTGAGTTCACTTTGTCAAGAACTCAGCAATCTTGAAAACGATATCAAGTCTTACGAAGACACGGTAAAAGAACTCAAGAAAAAAGCTGACAAGTTATCGATGGAGGTCATCCCTGAAAAGATGAACGAGCTTGGATTAAAATCTGTAGAACTCAATGATGGTTCTAAATTAAAGATAGCAGAATTTGTACAAGCACGAATTACTGAAGACAACAAAGAACAGGCATTCTCATGGTTACGTGATAATGGCCATGGTGATCTCATCAAACATAATCTTTCTGCATCCTTTGGTCGAGGAGAAGATGACAAAGCACAGGACTTTAAAACTCGTGCTGATGAAATCGGACTTGATCTAATGGAGAAAGAGTGGGTGGAACCTATGACACTCAAAGCCTTTGCAAAAGAGCAAGTGGCTCAAGGATCCGGTATTCCAATGGATACCTTTGGGGTCTTTATAGGTAACAAGACGAAAATAACAAAAACATAAAAAGGAAAAACGATAATGGCAAATGCTAAAACAGACACAGGTGCAGTAACTGTGAAAAAAGAAACTGCAGTCGTAGCGGCTAGCTTCTTAGAAGATGATGCTAATAAAGGGTTGGAAGGTATTACACAAGAAGACCTAGCAACACCTAGACTTAAAGTCTTAATGGCTTTATCTCCTCAAATAAATGAAATAGAGGGTGCGAGAGCAGGGATGATTTTAAACACCGCTACAGATAAACTGTTCGACGGATCAGAAGGTATTAAAGTATTACCTTGTGCATACGTTAGACAATATGTGGAATGGCAAGATAGAGGACAAGGAACGGGCGCACCTGTTAATGTGTATGGTTCTGATTCCAACATCCTTGCACAAACCACTAGGGATAATAATAACAAAGATAGATTAGAAAACGGTAACTACATTGAAACCTGTGCTAATCACTTTGTGTTAGTAGTAGAAGGCGACGGACAAATTTCTCCTGCAGTCATTACTATGAAATCAACTCAGTTAAAAAAGAGTAGGAAGTGGAACTCCATGATGAATGGATTAGTCTTACAAGGTAAGAATGGTCCCTACAATCCTCCTTCTTTTTCAAGGTTCTATACTTTGAAGACTGCGCTTGAAGGTAATGATAAAGGAAAGTGGCACGGCTGGGATATCACTGCTAGTGAGTGGATTACAGATGAAGATAAAACTTTATATGCGCAAGCAAAGAAGTTTTCTGACTCTGTGAGAAGCGGTAAAGAAACCGTGAAACACGAACAGGATGATACAAAACCTAGCGGAGACGTGCCGTTCTAAGTTTCGGTCCATCATGACAGGGTTCGCGTTGATCCTGCAAAAAAAGATCATAGGTGGGGACCGGGAGCGAAAAGCTTATAATTTTGCTGCCTATGATCAAGACGCACTAAAGGAGAATCATGATTGAGAAATTTAAACAAATATTTAGTGGACTAGACCGTGCTCATGGTGTTTATAAAAAAGGTGAGACACAGAATGGTATCAAACAAAAAGGTAAAGCTTATATAAAGAAAGAACCTGTCACTGATTTATTGTGGCAGAAACATCTAGACGGTGAGGAAAGTCTGGGAATTATTCCTGTACGAGATGCAATTAAAGAATTAGACGGTGAGATTCTTACACCAAGTACGTGTAGTTGGGGGTGTATTGATATTGATACATATCCCTTGGACCACGGAGCATTAATTAAAAAGATTAGAGATTTAAAATTACCTTTGGTTGTATGTCGATCAAAGAGCGGGGGTGCACACTTATTTCTATTTACAAGTGAGCCTGTAGTAGCAAAAATATTAAAAGATAAACTAGAAGAAATTGCAGCATTATTAGGTTATGCGGACTGTGAAGTATTTCCCAAACAAATTGAGATACTTGCTGATAGAGGCGATACAGGTAATTTCTTAAATCTTCCATACTTTAACGGTTTAACAGGTATGCGTTATGCTTTTAATGATAGGGGAGAAGCTTTAGATTTACCAGAATTCTTTGATATGTATGATACATACGTACAGTCAGCAGAGCAGATCAATGGATTAAAGATAGAAAGTAAAAAACAAGTAGATGAATTAGAAGATGGACCGCCATGTTTACAGATGATGATGTCTTTGGGTATACCAGAGGGTGGTCGAGATAATGCTTTGTTTCAGTATGCCGTTTATGCGAAGAAGAAGTGGCCGGATGATTGGCAAAATAAATTAGATAATTTTAATTTAAACTATATGCAACCACCACTATCTTCATCTCAGATACAAAAGACAGTACGTCAACACGAACGCAATGAATACCAATACAAGTGTAAAGATCAACCGATGAAGTCACACTGTGCTTCTGGCACTTGTCGTTTTAGAAAATATGGTATAGGCGGTGACTTTCAACACGAGATGTCTGATTTGACAAAGTATCAATCAGATGAATCGCAGTGGTTTTTAAATATAGATGGTCGTCGTTTATCGTTAAATACAAAAGATTTGTATGATCAAAATAGATTTATTCAATCCTGTATGGATCAATTAAATATTATTCCTAATCGATTGAACCCTCGTGATTGGATACAACGATTACAAGAACTGATTGCCAATGTAGAAATTATTGAAATGCCGAAAGAGATCACAAAAGAAGGTCGTTTTGATTTCTTACTCGATAGTTTCTTAGGTGATCAAGGTGAGGCAATGAACATAGAAGAAATACATATTGGTAAAGCTTGGTTTGAAGAAGGTATGGCTTATTTTAAACTGAACTCCTTACAAGACTTTTTAACAAAGAAACAGTTTAAAGATTTTACAACAACGCAAATGTCTGCCCGTATTAAACAAATGGGAGGCGGTGATACAAGAAAGAAAGTAAAAAACAAGACTGTCTTTATGTGGTATGTACCTTACAATAAAACAGAGAAACTTAATTTAGATACACCTGATATGGAGGAGGCATTACCGTTTTGAGGAAGATTATCTTTGGTCCACCGGGAACAGGCAAGACTACTTATCTTTTAGATAAAGTCTTTGCAAAGGAAGTGGAGCAAGGAGTTGATCCCGCAAAAATAGGATACTTTGCCTTTACAAGAAAAGCCGCACAAGAAGCTTTAATGAGAGCTTTAGGTAAATTTCCTAGTATATCAAAGAAGAACTTTAAACACTTTCAAACATTACATAGTCTGGCTTATCACTCTATTGGTTTAACAGAAAGCGATGTGATGAACGATGAAGACTATCGATACCTATCTGATAAATTACAGATACGTTTGTCGAACCCTAATCGTAAAATAAATACATTAGGGGCAGGCTTTCCCGATGATCAGTTTACTGCACTGATTGATTTATCAAAGATAAACGGAGTGTCTGTACAAGAACAATTTCAACAACACGATGGACACTTAGAAGGTGGTTTATTAAAGTTAGAATATATCGCTAAAGGTTTACACGACTACAAGTTCGGTGGTAATAGCCCACGATTTAAGTTTGACTATACTGATATGTTAATTGAATTTAATAAACGTGATATGGACGTGGGGTTAGATGTCATTATCATCGATGAAGCGCAAGATTTATCATGGTTACAGTGGCAGTTAGTAGAGAAGTTATCTCGTAAAACAAAACGTATCTATATCGCAGGGGATGATGATCAAGCTATTTTTAAATGGGCAGGTGCTCGTAGTGACTTCTTAGTCAATATGGAAGGAGAGAAAATAGTTTTAGGACAGTCCTATAGAATACCAAAATCTGTTCAACGTGTCGCTAATAATATTATTTTACCTGTACAAAAAAGAGTCTTTAAACACTGGCGTCCAAGAGAAGAAGAAGGTACAGTTAAATATTTACCTACACGACATTTAAAACCATTATCGAACGGTGACTGGATGATACTAGGTCGTACTAATTATATTCTTGATCAGATAGAAGATTATTTAAAGTCTGAAGGTTATTACTACAAGCGTAACGAACAACGCTCTGTGAGTGATCGTTTATTTAAAGCCGTACGTGCATGGGAAGAATTACAACGTAAAAATATAATAACACTGGACGATGTAAAAAATATTTATTACTATTTACCTAGAATTGAAAGAAGACATAAACAAATGCAGAATGTTCAACAAGAATTATTTACATACGAAGAGTTAGTGAAGGACCACGGCTTGTACTTAGATAAAAACACACCGTGGCAAGACGCATTAACAAAGATTCCAGAAACAAAAAAGTTTTATTTGTCTGCAGTGTTACGCCGAGAGCGGGACTTATCTCACGAACCACGGATCAAACTATCGACTATACATGGTGCAAAAGGTGGTGAGGCAGATAATGTTATGTTGTTAACAGATCTTTCTAAGAAGGCGGATGAATCTTATTGGAAAGATAAAGATGATGAACGTAGGGTATTCTATGTTGGAGTAACAAGAGCGAAAGAAAACTTGCATATTGTTCGATCAAATTCTAATAGAGAATTTTCTGAATTATTTCAAAGGATACATTAATGGGTATACAGATTCCAATCTTTCAACCACCAAGCGAATGGTTACCACCAGAAGACTTTCCTGATTTATCAGGTGCAAAAGAAATTGCAATCGATTTAGAAACTTGTGATCCTCACATCAAAGATATTGGTCCGGGTTGGGCTACGGGTAAAGGTTATGTCATAGGTGTAGCTATCGCCGTAGAGGGTTGGCAAGCTTATTATCCTATTCGTCATGATGGTGGGGGTAACTTTGATGAAAAGGTTTTTAAGAAATGGTTTCAAGAAGTTCTCAATCTACCTTCTGATAAAATATTTCATAATGCTATGTACGATGTTGGTTGGATTACTTGTGGTATGGGTATGACTATCAATGGTCGATTATTGGATACTTTAATTGCCGCTCCTCTCGTGAATGAGAATATGATGCGGTACAGTTTAAATGAATTAGCAAAGCACTATTTAGGCGAATCAAAGTCTGAAGCTTTACTATATGAGGCAGCCCGTGAATGGGGTGTGGACGCGAAGGGCGAGATGTATCGATTACCCCCGATGCATGTCGGCCCTTACGCAGAACAAGATGCCGCCGTAACATTGAAGTTATGGAATCATTTAAAGGTAGAGATTACTAAGCAAGAATTAACTCATATATTTGATCTTGAAACACGTTTATTTCCTGTGTTATTGGAGATGAAAAAGAAAGGAGTACGAGTTGACATACAAAGAGCAGAGAAGATTAAAGGCGAACTTCATAAAAAGGAGAAGGAAATATTACGCCAAATTCAAAGAGATACGGGAGTTGAAATCAGCGTATGGGAAGCTCGATCGATTGCAAAGGCTTTCGATGCTCAAGACATTACTTATCCTAAAACACCGAGGTCTAATGAACCTTCTTTCAACAAACACTTCTTATCAACTCACCCTTCACCGGTCGCCAAAATGGTTAACGAAGCTAGGGAAATAAATAAAGCACGCACAACATTTATTGACACAATTTTAAAACACGAACATAAAGGTAGAATTCATGCTGAGATTCATCAAATGCGAGGTGAAAGTGGGGGTACGGTTACAGGACGTTTTAGTTATAGTAGCCCTAATCTTCAACAAGTTCCTGCAAGGAACAAGGTTCTCGGACCACTGATCAGAAGTTTATTTATACCTGAAGAAGGTTGTCGTTGGAGTACATTTGATTATTCACAACAAGAACCAAGAATATTGGTTCACTTTGCAAAGCTTACCATGGGCGGTCTAAGAGGTGCCGACGAAGTAATACAAGCATACGAAGATACCGACGCCGACTTCCATCAAGTCGTGGCTGACATGGCGGGGATTGATCGTAAACAGGCGAAGACCATAAACTTAGGTATGATGTACGGCATGGGTAAGGGAAAGCTAAGTAGCGAACTCGGTCTTGACATTGATGATACTGCGGCATTGTTCGAGGAGTATCATTCTCGCGTTCCGTTTGTCAAACAGTTAATCGATCAAGCTTCTAAAAAAGCAGGTGATGTAGGAACTGTAAGAACATTACTAGGTCGTGTTTGCCGTTTTGAATCATGGGAACCTAACAAGTTTGGTATAAACAAACCGTTGCCAAGAGCAGAAGCGGAAAGAGAATATGGAAAAGACATCAAACGTGCCTTTACTTACAAAGCGTTAAATAGATTAATTCAAGGTAGCGCCGCGGATCAGACAAAGAAAGCCATGGTAGATTTATATGAGGCAGGATACCTTGCACATATCCAAGTTCATGACGAGCTAGATTTAAGTTTGTCAAGTGAAAAAGAGATGAAAGAAATAAAGAATTTGATGGAAAACTGTGTCGAACTTAGGGTAAAATCAAAGGTTGACGTTGAAGTAGGCCCTAACTGGGGCGAGATAAAAGAATTGAACTTGAAAGATGAGTAGTATATAAGGGTTGTTATGTCTATTGAACAAAGAGATAATTTTATAAATAACCCTTCCAATGAAGCGATGGCGAAAAAAATTCTTAAAAAACAGGGAAACAAAAACCCTACGTCTGAAGATATTGGGAAATTTTTATCTGATGAATTTGAAAAATTAGATAAGGATAAGATGGGATCTGATTTAGGAAGATTTATCGGCGGAGGACTAAAAAAAATAAAAACTGCCCTAGGTTTTAAAAGGGGCGGAGAAGTAAAGAAAAATAAGAAAATAAAATACGCTGGCCGTCTCGCGAAACGCGGATATGGTAAAGCAAGAAAATAACAAGGAGTTAGATATGGAACAAATACATGATTTAGAGAAGGCACTGAAGTCTCTGCAAGAAACGTATAACTTAGCGTTGAAAAAAATTGAAGAACTATGTGATGACAAACAAGAGATGAGACAAGAAATTTTTAAACTGAAAGGGATGTACGAACAATCTGCTGAGTAGTGATTATTGATTTCGAGAAAGAAAAAAGAAAGCGATACTACCCCGAAGAAGAAGGCTTTCACGAATATGTTCAGATTATTGTTCCTCTTAGAAAAGACGAACAAGAAAGACGTTACTTTGGCACAGATGTTTCGTTCATTACTAACAGTGATTTTTTCTATGAGCAAATGATTGATCATCAGATCAAGATACGATTTGCTCGAAACATGCGACAATACTTTGAAGGTTTTGAAGAAGAACTAGAAAACAACGAAGAAGGAGCTAACTTAATTATGAATCATATAGATGGAATAGAAGAATAGTGGAACTCACTTATCATAAAATACCCGGGTGGTTTAATTACCAAGACTCGTATGCTCAGCTAGCGAGTAACTTACCCGATGAATCAAAGATCGTGGAAATCGGATCCTTTATGGGTCGCTCAACAAGTTTCTTGGCAACATCTTTTTGGAACGCGAACAAGGAAAATGTAAAAATATATTGTATTGATACATGGGAAGGTAGCGGTAAAGAACATGCACATTTAGATTTATCTGATATGTATGAAACGTTTAAAGAAAATTTACGATTTTTTATTGGTCGTGAAATAGTTATTCCTATGCAAGGACGTAGTGATAATCAAGAGTTCTTAGATCGTTTTGAAGACGGCTCGCTCGATGCAATCAGTGTCGACGGTGCTCATACCTATGATGAAGTTAAGGATGATATTTTAAATTGGTGGCCAAAGTTAAAACCCGACGGTGTCATGATTGGTGATGATTACAATTGGGAAAGTGTGAAACAAGCAGTTGGTGATTCTTTTAGAGAGTTGAACGTCTCTAATGAGATATGGGTAAACTCAAGCACTGAGTATACATGGTATGTTGCAAAGAATGGTGACGCTGAACCTTATAAAAAGATGATTCCTAAATAATATCTTTTGCCGTACAGAAACCTGTTATATATACATCGGAGCGATACACTTGTCTTTTAACATCTTCAACAAAGAAGAGACAATCATTGATTGTTTCAAATGTTTCTTGTGTGGGTAATGCAACGCACGTTTTATCTAAGGGTAATGTTGGATTTTGCAAACACATAANTAAAACCAGAAAAACTTTCATCTCAATATTGTATCTTATTTAGTTGCAAAAGTATTAATAATTTAATAAGATTATCCCATGAATACCGCAAAATATAAGTCGGTTGCAGTCCGATTAGAAAGTTATAAAAAAGCTGCGCCTATGGCGAAAGAAAGATACATGTCCATGGGATCGTTTATTCGTTATTTAATTGACAACGAATATGAGAGAATCAATGGCGTTACGCCCAAACCGAATGGAGCCCACCATGAATCCCGAGTTGAAGAAAGCCATTAGTGATTTAATCACTTACGCTCGATACGATATCGGCGAAAATTTAGAAGATTCAATTAAAGTTATTGAAGGATGGTTGACTGAAAAAAAATTACAAATTAATGATCATGACCCCAAATTTTTTATAAAAGAAAAAGAGTTTTAAAAGTTTGGATAGCTCACTCCTTACTTTATCCCTCCCATATGGCACCGTTGTTCGAGCTATCCCAAGTCTAGGTATCCTTTCCTCCGCATTGCATTTTCCTAGACGAGTCAAGACTGACCAACGGTGCCTTTACTAGAACCCCGACAAAAGTTTGGACGCAAGGTAGAGAGAATGATTACGCAGTATTTGGAAGATTTAGATCCGAACTATGTCGTTTATGCAAATTCCACGGAACTCGGACCTATTGATTTAGTAGTCGTGAATCTCGAATCGGGTAAATCGGTTTATGTGGATTGTAAGGGAACCAAAAGTAAAGGTGTAAGACGTCATGTTCCCCCTAAAATCACCAATAGACATAAATGGAAACACTTAGATCGGTGGTTTATCTTGATGAATGAACGCGATGAAGTTCATATTCGTAGTCGAAAATACCTAAAAAACCCCGATCGAGTCATACAGGAATTTAAAAACGCGTTAGTTTAATTCTCTTGCGACTTAATTAAATAGTTTAGATACCATTGCGCTTTCTTTAAGTCTTCAATGCCATTCTTTTTTCGCCACCGTGAAATGTATTTGACGACGTTGCCTTCAAAGTAATCTAATTTATATTCTCGAATAAAGTCCGCGACTTCTATTTTGCCACGGTAGTAGTTGGGATTAATCTTGTCCTTCATCACTTACCTCTAGATTCTTTCGGGGATAATATACTTCATGAAGAGCATCACAGTTCGGACAGTGTAAGACTGATAATATACCGTACTCTTCGTTTTCATCTTCTTCTAAATCGAAATCATTCCCCCAAATTATTTCTTCGTTGCAGTGGTAACACTTCATCCGCCACCTTCCCACATCTCATGACCCTCTTCGGGATCATCGTTTTTATTTTTTGTTGACTCAATCCATATCTGTTCATTACGCCAGATGTAGTGATACTGTTCGCCATACTTATTGACGAAATCTTTTTCTGTCATGGTTTTCGCATCATCTTCCATATCCATGAAAAACGCTTTTACTTTTCCCATTAGGCACTCTCTCTTTTAAAATAATAGTTTCGCGGTTTCGTTCCTTTTGATAAAAAATGTTTATACGCTTGACCGATCCCTCGTCGTATAGCCTCGGTGGATTGATCATGCGCCGATCTTTTTTCGGCGGTGTCTCTGAGACCGTCATCTTTGTATTGATGCAGAACGGTACTTAAATACTGTAACGTTTTATAGTTTAATTTGATCTCGTATTGTTTTCCATTTCTTCCGTATCGATTATTCATTTTTTCTTCCATTTTTTTACAATCATTTCACCTGTAGAGTCGTCAAGGTAAATTACCCATCCCCCTATTTCAACGTAACAACAATCGTCTGTTCTAATATCTATTTTCATTTCATGATCCTTTCTTAATGGGATTCTAACATACCTGTCGTGCGAAATCAACAATGGATCACGGATCACGGGTCGGATAAAAATGTCACATGAAGGAGAACCAAAATGTTTAATTTAACCAAACGATCCATGAACCATTTCTTAAATTTTTTTAAGAACGACGACAAAGAAGATACAATTAAAGAATTCTGTCAATCAGAATACAAGAAAGATTGGTATGCCGCTTACATGACATACAAGCAAGAAGGTAAATTTCCTAATTTTCACAGAAGAACTCTGTAATTACGGGGTACAAAGACACTAGGGGGCATATAAACACCCCCTCAGCGGTCTTAAAACGGGTTTTTTAAGCTATTTTTTTTATTTTACTCTCAGATCGGTAGAATTCTCTTTCCAATAGGTTATACATTGTTTCCCATGTACTCGATACTTTACCTAGAGCATTGACATCATTTAGTTCCTTATAAATCCTATCCATTTTAGAGAACATTTTTTCACTTACTTGAGTTGCGAAACTTAGAACGTCCGAAAATGGAATTCTCCATGTTATGTCTTGACCTTCGTTCGCGCCTACAAAAACACGGAACGCGGCTAAGACGGGGAACAAGAATGCATCAGCAACATCGTGGCTGATAATAATATCTTGAGTTATTAGTTTGAACTCTTGATCATTACGCGCCGCTTTTACATAATTTGAGGATCTTCTATTTTTTAAGACCTCATTTGTATGAGCGTTTAAACGTAAGTGATCCATTAACCTTACAATGTCGGGAAGAATATTTGCTAATGCATGATAATCTTCTTCTCTACTCATAAAAGATTTAACAACGGACGCCTTACTAGAATACGCTTTGTTCGGATGTTTATCAGAACCGTGAATATAGTGGTTCACATTAAACATCGTCATTAGTTGTAATAGACGAGTAACTTCTATTTCGCCGTCACCGTATTGACGATAACTAACTTTCTTCCCCCATTTTAAATGATCTAAAACATTTTTAATAAAATCAAATTTATTATCTAGTTCTAGTAGAGAAGTTTGAGTTACACTTGCATGGGTATTCAATCCTTCAGAAATACTTGGTATTGTTTTAGGATCTACCCCCACTCGCAATTCGACTTTAACATATTGATTGCGCGGCAGGTCTAAACCTTTCTCTTTCAATTCTTTGATTGCTCGAGAAAGAACGGTAAAAGTTGTTCCACCATTTAAGATACCGTGACGTTTTAATTCGTCTTCATCTACAACAATATTTAAAACATTATCATTGAGTTCGTCGACATATTTGACGTTGATAATAATACCACTGTTCTTTAAATGAAATTCAGAAGACTCTGAAAAATATTCTTCTCGAATATCTTTCATCACTGATTTATTTTTAGGTAAGTTTTCGTGATCACGAGGATTGGCGGGTTTAATCGGCATATCTTCTATTCTCGGTATGAGATTATTGATGTCAAAAAAACAATTGTAGTAAGTGATTGTTTGAGATCCGTGTTTCTTTGGATTAAAGAAGGGATCGGTGGTTTTGCGTACAATTTCGGCACGCACTTTATAGTGTTTAAGAGCCATAGGGCTTCCTTTCTTTTATGTCTTAGCGCACTGCTAAAACGTTAATACACTGTTAATGTATAGATCCGCGCGAAAAATTCAATGGTTGAACTTGTCGCACGGATCAAAAATGTTTTCGAGTTTGGTTACTAAGTCTTGAATATGTTCAATATCCTCTTGAGTGATGTCTTCTAGATCGTCCAGAAGACATGCCACCGAGATACTGAGTTCTTTGACTATCTCTTTTGTTTTTTTCTGATCGTCGCCGAATACGTGATCGACGACGTTTTCAAACGCTTGCCTTTCGTTCATTCTTCGTTTTCCTCCCATTTAAGAGCATTGTCTGAATACTCCATTATCTTATCAGCAACTGTTTGATAATCTTCATCATCTAACAATTCTTGAGTAAGTTTTGTTTCTCCATATGCGATCTCAAATATATATTTAATAAATTGCTCTTTGTTCATTTCAATATCTCCTCGGGTTTGTAGCCACGCTCATTGATAAAGTAACTATCCCATATTTCATCTAAGTCCACGCCGTGTTTTTCTTTGGCGTAGAGTAGTAGACCGTGGTGCGAGTCGATCATCCGCAAAGTCTTTTCTAACTTCTCGATATGGTTGTTAGCATTTTTATCAATACAATCTTCATGAAGCCATTTTTTGACTTCAGACACGTCTTTTTCTATCGCGTCTAATTTTTCGTACGCGGTGGTAAAACGTATTACTGCTTTTTGTTCCATTACTTTATCCTTTCGGTAACATTCCATAGTCTCATATTAATGGGACAATGTCAAAGGTACATTCTGACGCAGGCCGTGAAAAAAGATTTTCAGAAAAAAGTTTTATTCCTAATGGGTGCGACCGTTTTGACCATTGACTTTGTCTCAAGAATGTGGGACTATAATTACATGGCAGATAGAATAAGTATAAGTTATAGAGATTATTGGAAAAATGTAATTACGCACCACGTAAAAAATACTAAGGAACTTAGAAAAAAAATAAAAGAATTACGATCGTATGATCCTTTGGGGCCTAAAAGAGTGGTCGCGGTAATGCCTTATTACAATTCTCCCATGACCGCGAAAGATTGGAGAGAATTTTCAAGAATTAGAGACATCGTAGGTACTGAACATGTTTTGTTTAGACATGTGGAAGGTGCTAATCACTTTGGGATTGTTAATCCTCAACGCGATAAAATTTGGATGCCTAGTTTTTAGACGTTACGCGGATCACGGTACATGGAACTTTTAAAAAGTTTTTTTGAAAATGAAAACCGAATTTATTTCAAAAATGACGTAACCCACGTAACTTTTACAATAAGTCATTGAAAACACTATCTTTTATGGTTACTTTTTACCCTTTTTTAGACGTAACCATGACGTAACTCACGTAACCTCACTCCCATACAATCCCATCTCTATCTGAGGTTTCTGTACTGAATTGATAAATTTATTTATATATATTGAATTTAAAATATATATAGGGGATTTTAAAACTGATTAAAATAGTGTATAAAACTAAAAATGCCTAGAAATAGATCAGGACTGTCAAATAGACAACAAGCTTTTGTAGATATCTTTTGTAAGTCTAACGGTCGGTTAACTCCGACTGAATGCGCAAGAGAAGCGGGATATTCTGGAAAGTCTGCTACCACCGCGGCCTGTAATTTAAGAAATCCAAGATATTATCCTAAGGTTGTGGAAGCAATTGAGACGAAGCAGAGAGAATATGCTGAAGCTTCTAAATTAGACGTGACGAAACACATGAGAGAAATGGCACGGTTGAGGGATATGGCGGCTGAGAATGGTCAGTATGCCGCGGCCATAAATGCTGAGTATCGTAGAGGTCAAGCCGTTGGATTATATATTGATCGTAAAGAAGTAGTAACAGGAAGTTTGGATAAGATGTCTAGACCCGAACTCGAAGCTAAATTAAAAGAACTCCGAGAGGGCCTAATTGTTAATGGTGAGTACGAAGTTATTGAAGATAATACAACAGAAGCAGAAATAATATCAGAGCAATAATACCCGCAAATCGAAATAAAAATATAAACATGAAAATCCTTTCTTGACAAAGGATATTATCTCATTATAATGGGATGTCAAGAAAGTAATAAAATGAAATCACGTAAACGTGTGATCGACTTAGATCACGAGTTGGATTTTCTCAATCGATTTACATGGAGATACCAACAACAAATTAAATCTTTCGAACAGTCTGAACGACTAGATAGATTTATGCAAAAGCGGTACAATTATTTGTACACCAAACGAGCCTTAGACAAACAGAGGTTCTTAATTAACTTTTAGAAGGGAGTTATCATGATAAGTAAAGTAACAATACAAGAGGTAGGTAGGTTTGAGAAAACACGACAAAAAGCTTACGAAGATTTGAGGCGTTTTAATATTAAACTTTTAGATAAGTTAGAAGAGAAAGGCTTTGATAAATATTCTTTTCCTTTTGTTATCACTGAAAGGTCAAGATAATGGGTAGGGGCACGGCAAGAGACATTATTAATAATAGTTATTCAATAGATGACTTACATAGAGCATTACATTTTCATTTGAATACAAATATGTACCCACCGTTACCACAACCTGTACAAGATAATATTACAAAGTTGTTTCATAAATTCTGGACGTCGAGTTTTTCAGAAGAACGATTTATCAAGGTATGGGAAAGAACAATAGGCAAGAGAGACGCGATACATAAATTTTCATTTGACGAATTTTTAACAACAGAAAGATTATAAAGGGGGTGAATAAATGTCGAAAGTAAATTCATATTATCAAGACGCAAAAGAAAATATGGAATACGATTTAGAACGCATTGAAGACTTTTTAAAGAAATGCATGATCTTTGGAGATCATAAAAGCATTAATGCAAATTCTCTAAATCATACCGACGTTCAATTTCTATGTTTTAATTTTGCTAAAGAAATTATTAATATGGCAAGAACAAAGCGTGAGGAATTAACTGAAGAGATCAAGTCTTTAACAAAAGAAGACTAGGTGCGACAGTTATGACAGTTTACATTATCCCGTTAATTTGGGATAATGTTTTTATTCGTGGCAATCGACGACGGTTGATTGTCGGCTGACTGAACAAGCCTTTGACAGAGGGCTAAGGTATATCAAAGTCTTTTAAATGCACGAATGTGTGAGTTTGGACTGAGGTAGTTGTTAGTAGTTCCATATCTAAACTGCAATAGAGCGATGTGGTCTGTTAATGAAAGCTTGGGGGTATGAGTCACATCAAGTCCCCCGCCGTTACGAATATCTAGAAAGGTATATTATGGTAGAGAATAAAACTAAAAGTATATATAAATTTTGTGTTCCATGTTCCTATTTCTATGAGATTGAGGCAGAAACAGAAGAAGAAGCAAGACAGATATTGATCGAAAAAGGGGGAATTGAAATTACGGGAGAGTTATTTCTCGATAGTGAGGACTACGAAAAAGCTGAGTATATGGGGAAAAAGTGAGCGAGAGTAACTTTTATAAACAATTAAGAATTAATACACCCGAGGTTCTATGGACTAGAATTGAAAATAGACACGGTGGTGGAATTCCAGATTTGAACGGTTTATACGACGGTCGTGATTTTTGGGTAGAGTTAAAAATTACAACGACTAATAAGGTGCGGTTGTCCCCTACTCAAATTTCATGGCATTACAATAGAGGATTATACGACGGTAGAAGTTTCATCCTTGTAAAAAATACGAAAACTAAAGAAATTAAATTATTTAATAATACGAACGTGAGAAAATTAGCGTTAGAAGGATTTCAATCAAATAGTTTAATTACTTTAAAAGCACCATACGATTGGTTATCCTTGGTGCGTCAGTTTTGATCATTGCATTTATCCCATTAATTTGAGATGATGTATTTAAGTAAGCATGATAGCTAGTTGTAAAAGGCGTGATGATCTACTAGCAGAATACATCACAATTACTGAATGTTTACTTAGATAGAGAACCGATAAAGGAAAAAAGATAAGTAGCGGAATGACGAACACGGACTTTACTCTATCTACCCTGTGGCTAAGGTAGTGCCAAGGTAAAAAGAAGCGAACCTTGTGTGTGTGTTCAAACCTAAAACTACCTACAAGTTTCCCGCGTGGAAAGTGAGTAGGAAAGGCAAAAGCCAACAGACTATTGCATTGAGTCAGAGGTATATGTAAGACAAAAGCAGGCGGTTGGACGCCTACTCACAAAGTTTTAAAAAAGATTGGAGTAATCATGAGTAATGATAAATTTGAAGACTTAAAAGAAAGTGTGAAAGACGAATTAGAGGGTATGTCAATGAATGATTTTTCTAACTTAGTGGAAAAATATGATCTTGGTATAGAAACTATAGACAGTATTTTTTATCAAGTTGTTGAAAAAATAGTTGAGGAAAAAAGTAATTAATAATCTCAACGTGAAATAATTACTTGACTTATTCCCATTAATTTGAGACACTAAGACAATCAAAAAAGAAAGAGGTAATCATGAAAATAGAAAAAAATTATGAATGGCAGTCTATACTTGATTTGTCAGGTAAGGGTTTACAACAATTCAACGCCGTTGATCAAAATCTCAACGCTACACAATTGTTAAATAATGCGGGGCTTGATTGGACTGTGACTATGAAGCCAGTCTTTTTTCAAAATTCAAATAATGTATTTGAGAACAGTGATAAGTTTTTTTCACTTGTAAGAAAAAAAGGCAATGAGGAAGACGTCCTTGTTAGCGGTCTTACCAGTTCTTACCACGTTAACCAAAATGAAAATATGGCTAAATTAGGTGATCACTTTTCAAGAATTGCGGGCGTTAAGTTCGAGCATGCTTTTGATTACGACGGCGGGAAGCGTGTTACTTTATTGGCAAAAACCAACGGCGGTTTTAACATTGGTGATGATGTAGTTAACAATTATTTAATGTTAAATACCAATCATACGGGGCGCGACGTTAATTCAATCAATACAACAAATATTGATATTTGGTGCTCCAATACTTTTATGCAAGCTTTAAAAGATAAAGATCAATTTTTTATCAAGCTTTCTCACCGCGTTGAATACAATGATCAAGTTGAGTCAATGGTGATCAACAAAGTAAACGAAGCTTTGAAGTTCAATGAGGAATACAAAGAGCAAGCGCAAGCGCTAGACACTAAACAATTGACTGAACGTGAAATGCTAAACTATTTTATTTTGGTATATTCACCTAAGGCGTTGAGTTCTTTTTTAACCTCAAAGGGTGATTATAAGTCAATGTCTTCACTTGAAGCGCCTAACTTAACACAAGTAAAACGTTGTTATGGTGTTTGGCATGATGTGATTGAGAGCAACGGTAAAATGCTGAAGCTTCAAAACACTGGTAACCATGCGCGCAATGATACAATGTGGAAAGCGTTTAATTGTGTAACCTATAACGAAGACCATTTGAGAGGCGGGCGCAATTCAGTTGATAACCGTTTAAAAAATACTTTTGTAAATAACGGTATTGACAATATTAAAAACCGCGCAATGACTGAAGCGCTAAAGCTTGTAGCTTAATTATTCAACGGCGGGGGTTCTACGCCCCCGCTTTCTTTTCTTTATTTTGTCCCATAAATATAGTATAATATTCTCATGATCAAATTAATCAACAATTCAACAAATAGAAAAACGGGCGCTATTGCTACGACGTATAGAGCGGGCGGGCGTGATGTTTTTTCTACATGTCCCAACACATGCGCATTAAAGCCAATTGATAAACACGGTTCAAACAAGATTGATCAAGTTTATTTAAAGGCTTTAAAGCGTGCGGTAGTTCGGGGCGGTGTTTCGTGGACTTATTCGCATTTCAAAGACTTACCCGCAAATAATCAAAATGAAACTGTAATCAATCAATCTACAGATACAATCAAAGAAGCGCTTGAAAGCTTCAACGGTGGGAAAGAAACGGTTTACACTGCGCCCGCTACGATGACAGATAAGGTTGACAATATCGACGGCGTTAAGCTTGTCCGTTGTCCCGCTGAATATAATGAAAAAATTAATTGTAGAAATTGCGGGAGCGGTAAGCCCCTTTGTGCTAGGCTTAACCGTAGTTATATAATTAAATTTGTTGCGCACGGTAACCAAAAAAAGAAAATAGGCGTCAAAGAATTCAAAGGCGGTTGCTATGCTAATTCGGGACATACGCGCTTCGCTTGGCAAGATACACAAAAGCGCAACAAGTCAAGCTATTCAGATGCGGAACGCTTAAGCGGGTGGGTAAAGACTTTACCGCATGGGACGTTTATTAGACACCATATTGCGGGTGACCTAGGACTTGAGGGGCGCCCGATTAAACCAAGAAAGAAGAAAACAAAATGAATAACTCATTATTATTATTAACTATTTCTTTGACGTTTTATGTATTTGCAATATTTGGGGGGCTTTGATTGTTGTTTCTATTCCTTAATCCTTTGGGCGCCGTTCTTTTGGCGCTTTTAATCCTAATATTTATAATATAAACCTAAATTATTACGATCAGATAAGACGGGAAAAACGGGGCTATTTTAAAAGCTTAACAAGCCCCGCCCCCTTGTCCGTTGTCCGTGCTAAACTTTCAAAGAACTATTGCAAAAGTATCCCAATAATATAAGATTTAATCATGATCAAAAATAGTAAAACTCAGCCCGTGAAAATATTAAACGCGGGCGCTTATCTTAAAGGCAAAATTGCCGTTGATAAGATCATTAGCGCTTCAGCCGTGGAGCTCTTCTTGAGATACCGCAAACAAGAAAACCGCGGTTTGATTTACGACGCCTTACGCGGTGTCTTTCATAAACAACCGCGCTATGTTTACGCGGACTTTAAAGGCTTGCTCCGTGATGCAGGCGCCGTTAAATAAATAAATAATCTCACGCCCCGCGCTTCACGGCGCGGGGTTTTTTTTACGCCTGAAAACGCATGCGACATATTGCGTCTTGACAATACATGTAGTATGCTTACCGTGTTCCGTGGTACAAGATCTTGTGTCCATGTGACATAGTGTCGCAGGCAAGTGCCTAGGGTACCTTGGAGCACGGACAACGCAACATATAGTATGTCGAGAACCCCCCACCCCCTAAATATGGGGTGTGACATTTTGTCGCAGGGCTACGGGCCATGTTTTAGATATACAATAGGCGCAAAATACTTATGGCATATAAAACCGAAGCAGAACTACAAAGAGAACTAATCCAACTCCAACTAGCCAAACTAAACAGAGCCGAAAAAGAATTTATTCCGTTTGTCAAAACTGTATGGCCCGAGTTTGTTGAAGGACCCCACCACATAAAAATCGCAAAGCAGTTTGAAAGGATTGCTAGTGGAGAAATTAAAAGATTAATTGTAAACATGCCGCCTCGACACACAAAGTCAGAGTTTGCTTCGTATCTCTTTCCTGCATGGATGGTGGGCCGTAATCCGAAACTCAAGGTTATTCAAACTACACACACTGGAGAACTCGCTGTGAGATTTGGTCGTAAGATGAAAAACCTTATTGACACAGAAGACTATCGCACGGTCTTTCATGATGTGCGAATTAAATCAGATTCTAAAGCTGCCGGTCGTTGGGAAACGAATCACGGTGGTGAATACTACGCTGCGGTATCGGCGGTGCTATTACAGGTCGTGGTGCTGATCTATTGATCATTGACGATCCTCACTCCGAACAAGATGCGTTGTCCGAGACCGCAATGGACTCAGCGTACGAATGGTACACCTCTGGTCCTCGTCAGCGTTTACAACCGGGTGCTGCTATTGTTTGTGTCATGACGCGTTGGAATACAAAAGATCTTACAGGTAAATTAATTGATGCTCAGGCAAAAGATGTCAAAGGTGATAAATGGGAAGTCATTGAGTTCCCTGCTATACTACCCACAAACAAACCTGTCTGGCCTCAGTATTGGAAGCTCGAGGAACTCGAAGCAGTCAAAGCCTCGTTGTCGATTGGTAAGTGGAATGCACAGTGGCAACAAAATCCGACAGCCGAAGAAGGTTCTATTATCAAAAGAGAGTGGTGGCAATTATGGGAACATGAAGAAAAACCCGATCTCGTTCACATCATTCAAAGTTATGATACAGCGTTTAGTAAAAAAGAAACGGCAGACTTTTCTGCGATTACCACATGGGGTGTGTTCTACCCCCCTAATAAAGGCCCCCACTTAATATTGATGGCTGCCAAAAAGGGACGTTGGGATTTTCCAGAGTTGAAGAGAATAGCTTTAGAAGAATATAAATACTGGGAGCCAGAAACTATCATCATCGAACAAAAAGCATCGGGGCAACCCCTAACTGACGAATTACGCACCTTAGGTATCCCTGTTGTGAAATTTACACCGAGTAGAGGAAACGATAAGATGGTCCGTGTAAATTCTGTCGCACCTATTTTTGAAGCAGGAAAAGTCTATGTACCTGACGAAAAGTGGGCAGAAGAAGTTATTGAAGAATGTGCAGCTTTCCCGTATGGTGATCATGACGATCTTGTTGATAGTACCACTCAAGCAGTGATGCGATTCAGACAAGGTAACTTTGTGACTCTCGAGGATGATTATGATGACCCTCCTCAAGAAGATGTTTTTAATGATGAAAATCGATATTATTAATGTTATAAAAATCTAATGGCTACAGGTAATACATTTATGGATATGATTTCAAGAGGAATCAACAATACAAAACCCGAAGGTGTAATGATGGCTCGAGATGATCGAATTGGAACATTGATGAATTTATTAGAAGCGGAAAGAATGTCAGACAATCCAGATTTGGATAAGATTAGAGAATATGAAGGTGAACTATTTAATTTGATGTCACCAAGAAAAGCTTCTGAAGGAGGAGACGCTAAAGAAGAAAATCCTTTAAGACAGTTTAGAGATGATTATGAAATGCTGATAGGTTTTCCTAGTGAAGTTTTACGAGAAGAATCAAAAGTTAAAATGAGACTTTTAGATAGTGATATTTTTGAAAAGGCAAAAGACAAAGAAGAATTTAAAAAAATATTTTATGATGAATATGCCCCAACAATGAAATTTTTAGACAGTCTTTCTGAGGAAGAAAGAAAAAAAGCATTAGATATAATTCTTTCAAAAAGAGCAGAAAGAGAAATTGAAGATGCAGAGACAGAAGGTGTGGGAAGTTTAATGAGACGTGGTATGGCAATGGCAGACGGTGGAATCGTGCACCTTGCTCCGGGAGGCTCGGTCCGTACACCGTCAACATATGAATCAAAAGCTTTCGAAGAATACCTCGCGGAACTCGGACCAGAGTTTCAAAAAAAAGATCCCGACACAGGAAAGATAAGAGGTAGTAAAGGAGCTTGGAATAAATTTGTTTTATCAAAAGGAATTAAACCCAGCTCAACAAAAGCAACAGAATTATTAAATAATATGAGAAAAGCAAAAGGATTATCTCCATATATTTCTACAGACATGGCACTAAAAGGTTATGGTAAAGATGCAGTTGAAATTGCAACAGGAACAAAGACCGGTCAAGTTGGAACCGCGGACCGTGATGCATTTTACAAAAAATCAAAAACCGTTTTTAAAGAAGCAGACAACATGGAATTCAAAAACAAAGATGATAAATATAAATTTATCGAAAAACAATTAGTGAAAGCTTACCCGACATTAGCGGGAACAGCAGCATTGACCACCTTCATAAGCAAAAGAGCTTTGGGAGGAATTGGAGCAATGATGCCATCTGAGTTAGAAGCAGCAACACTATACTCACCTGAAGACATGGATAAGATGTTGGGTGAAATGGCAATCAGGGAGAAATTTGAATAATGGCAATTGATAAAAGAATTACAGGCGAAGCAGGCGAACTAGATATCGAAGAGAAGGATATTACCGAGGTCCTTGGTCCGGGAACCACGGAACAAGAACCAACAGTCGAAATGATGGATGATGGTTCTGCAATCATCAATCCTGAAGAAGAAGCACCGGAAGTAGATTTCTACGACAA